GCTAGTGCTTTACCAGCAAATCTAGAACTATTGTATCTAGCTGGTATTATTATGCAAGTGTCCATTACACTGCGATCCTACTAAAGTTTTTATATTTCTCAAATCGTATTTGATGCTTGAACTTCTCTGATAATATGTCACCTTTGTGAGATATCACAAATACGTTTGTCTGATTATCTAACTGATTTAGTAGCTTTAGAAATTCATCACAACCATTATTATCTAGTGATGCATCAAACACTTCATCAAGTATTAGTAGATTTGTATTGATAGAGTTTTTTAGTTTTGCTATAGAACGCCATGTGAATAGTAATGCTAAGTCTATTCTCATTTTCTCACCTTCTGAGAATGATGCATATGAAAACTCGTCACGGTGTCTACTCTTAATAACTTCATTGAACTGCTCGTCTAGTTCAAACAATACAAAGAAATCTAAGGCGGCTAAGTATTTGTTGATTAGCTTGTTCATCACTGGCACATACTGCTTGATAATTTTCTTTTTGATACCATCATCTTTGAGCATGTTTACTGCTACACTGAATACTTCTCTATCATTGACTAACTCTTCTTTTCTCTGTTCGTTAAGTCTCTTATCGTCTTCGTATAGTTTAAGTTTCTCATATGTCTCAGCACTATCTACACCAGTATCTTTTATCTTCTCTATCTCATTTTGATTTTTCTGTATAGATTTATTCAATGATTTTATACTAGAATTATTTTCAGCAATCTCTGTTTGTAATCCTACTAATCTTTGTTGTGCTGATAACATATCATTTATTTTACCATCTAGTTCAGATAATTGTTTCTGTAACTCACCTTCACCAGCTTGCACTTCTACTATGGTAGCATTTGTTTCTGATATTTTACTATCACGAATATCATCACTGATATCTTGAGAACAAGTAGGACACTCTGCATTATCATTAAAGAAAGCTATTCTCTTTTCTGCATTCTTTATCTTTCTTTGCATTCTGTTATGAATGTCGATAAGTTTAGCTTTCTTGTTTTCATTGACTTTGAGTGGTGCAACATCTTCTGATAGAAACTCTATCTTCTCTACAATGCCATTCGATAGTTGTGTTAAATCATTGATTTCATCTTGGGCACCATCTATCAAGTTTTGAAATGTAGCTATCGTATCGTCATTCTGCTCTTTGAGTTTACGGATATATGATTGTTGTGTATCAATCTTTGTTTTAAGTAAATCTATCTGATAGTCTGAGTCACGTATAGATTCTTTGTTCTCTGCAACTCTATCCTTCAATAGTTTACCCATGTTAGAGAATATACTAATATCTAATAAATCTTCTATCACCTCTCGTCTATGCGACACGGACAGTTGCATGAAAGGTATAAATGTAGATGCACCAAGAACAACTATCTGTGTGAAAGATTTGAAGTTTAGTTTTAGTATAGTCTCTTCTAGTTGCTTCTGATAATCTCTAGCTGAACCTGGTTGATTAAGTAAAGTGCTATCTTGATGTATCTCAAATACGTTTGGTTTCATACCTCTACGTATTGTGTAGTTCATCTTACCTATTCTAAATTTTACTTCGACTTCAAGTCCACCCATGTTGATTGAGTTCAACATTTGCGATTTACTTATTTTACGAAAAGGTTTGTTAAACAGTACAAAACATAATGCATCAAGTATCGTTGACTTACCAGCACCGTTCTCACCTACTATAATTGTATTTGAGTGTGAATTTAGAGGTATATCTGTCCATTGATTACCTGTTGATAGAAAGTTCTTCCATCTAATATTTTCAAAGTATATCATTACACTTCCATATATAAAGCTTCATTATACAAGGTTCTCATTAAGTTGTCGAGTCTTTTCTTTGGTACATTAGTTTCCATATTCTCAATGTAGTTAGATAATATAGTCACAGTGTCTTGAGTTTGATTGATTAGATCATCATCACCTTCTAAATGTAAGTTCAAGTGATCATCTACAATCTGTACTGCGATAGGATTTTCTTGATAGAGTTTGTCCATGAACAAATCAAATGTATATGGGTTCTCTTTTTCTTGTGTAATCACTTTGACATATGTGTTACCAAACATAGAGTAATCTTTATGTAATATCTCTTCTGAAGTATTCTTTACATCATCATAGAATACTTTATGAAACATACGATACGGATTTCTTATCATCTCTATCTCTCTAGTGTTTGTGTCAAACACATGAAAGCCTTTTGGATCTTGATAGTCTGTCCATGTTAGTTCATATTGTGTACCAAGGTAATGTACATTATTACTTGTAGATTTTGTATGAAAGTGTCCTGAAAGTACTGTGTCAAAATGTTTGAAAGTATCTATATTAATACCATGATCGGAAGTGATACCTCTCATGAGAGTACAACCTGCTATCTCTAGATGTCCCATACAAATCTGTGCTTTTGTATTCTTTATCATATCCATAGAGTTTGCATAATTAGATGTGTTTATCCAAGGTAAAAATAATATATCAGTACCATCAAATGTTACGACTTCAGGTTCTGAATAATATTTTACACTATGCTTATCAAACAATTCTGCCATAGAGTTTATCTCATTAGTATTCTTGTAGGGTACATCGTGATTACCAATGATAACATTTAAGTTTATCTTTCTATCTAACAATGGTTGTATCAGATTATCTTTTAGATGTCTGAGTGTTACATAGTTTATATACTTACGTCTATCTACGATATCACCAAGATGTATGACAGTATCTATCTTGTTTTCATCTATGTAAGGTAAGAATATATTATCTACAAACTTTTTGAAGTAATCTAAGAATTGTTGTGAGTCATTTCTAGCACCCCAGTGGGTGTCATTAATGATAGCTATTCTCATTGCTCAGCCATAAACTTATCTAAAGGTGCGACAGTTTTTCTTTTCTTCTTTCTTTTATTTTCTTCGAAGTTTTCAATAAAATCATTCATGTATTCTTCACTCCATTCATTATATTTAATCTTCTCATTATAATTTCTGCCGTTTTCTCCAGAGTTCTCTGAAGTTTCTCCAAATAAATTTGTGTTTTCTGATGCTTTATATTTTGTATAGAGATATTTCTTTTCTTTCTGTATACGTCTTAGAAATGCAAAGTATATAATCTGAGTGAAATATGCAAAAGGATTCTTAGACTTCTCAGGATCAAAGTTATCAATATATTGTAAACAGTTTTCTACACCATCTGATATCATCTCTTCTCTAAATGTGTAGTTTATAAAATTAGGTTTGTATGACAAATGTGTAGCGATTTTCATGATACAATCACCAATATAAAATGGTACTCTAGGACGTTCTTCAGTATTTGCTTGTATTACAGAAGTTCTGTACTCTATCATTTCAGCTAAAAATTTCTTATTGTCAACATAATTATGTTTTTGTCTCTTAGCTTTAGCCATCAGTGCATCGTCCAACTACTTGTATTAGATGTATGCTTTGTAAATTGTTTAATAGCATTTTTAACTTTCTCCTCAATAAGTTTTTTATCTTCTTCATTATCATCTTGTTTTATTCTAGCCATAGATTTAGTATAGAACTCTGCCAAATCTGTAGGTGCTTCTGTACATATTATCACATGTGTCATGTCTATGTCAACGCTAATTTCTTCTTTTGTCAAAGGTATCCAAAAAGTAGAATGCATAGCAGGTCCACCCATATCACTCACAAACTCCATTTTCAAAGGATCAATGACAGTTACTTTATCATTGGATCGGTAGAACTGCCTTGTTAGCAGAGTTTCTCCGCTCGTCAGTTTTATTAGTACTATCATCTTTTAACCTTATGTTGTATATCTTGTAATCAAACTCTTCTTCATTATACATCTTTACTCTTACTGCAAAATGTTTAAGTGTAAAGTTATTCCAAGATTTGTAAGTCAAATCATCAGATATATCATAAAGAGTAGCTACACTCTTTTTATCACCTTTACGTAAACCTCTTCCTATAGATTGCAAATTTCTTATACGGGACTTACTAGGAGAAGCAAAAATAATATTATGTAAGTTTCGTATGTTGATACCAGTAGAGAAAGTTCCGTAACTAGCAATGATAATGGCATCGTTTTCTTTTTCTGTAATCTCTCTTGCTTCTTCACGTTCTTCGACATCAACACCTCCATGAATAAAAAATACTTTTCTATCAGATACTGCACTATTTATGAGATTATATAATACCTTTCCGTGCTTTTCTACATATTGAAATAACAACAGTGTATTGCCTTTTCTACTTATTGCTAAGTTCTTTATAAAATTATTTCTAGGTTCCCAACTGGCAATAAACTTCATTTCTATATCATATTTTTGTTTAGCCATCATCTTACGAACATTTTCAGGATATTTTAAAACTAATGCTTTTATTCTCAAGTCAGCTATTCTATCTGTATCGATAAGTTCTTTAGTAGAAGTAGCTTTCATTACAGAACCAAACAATCCTTCTAATACTAATCTATGGGTTTGTGTACCATCTAATGTACCTGTAAAGCCGTACCTGTAATCACAGTTCTCTAGTTTAGTCATAATCTTAGTAAGAGAGTTAGCTTTAAATAAATGTGCTTCGTCACCTATCACTACATCAAACTGATCAAACCATTTCTTTGGTTGTTTGTAGATAGATTGCCACGTTGAAATAAAAATGTCTGCATCTGCATTTTTGTCTTGTCCGGACATGATTAAGTGTGTAGAATAAATCCTGTTAGTATAATATGATTCGAAGTCTTTATCTAACTGAAACACTAATGAAGTGGTGGGAACAATAATAAGCTTTCTACCTTTCAGATAATCACACAACATAAATATAATTAGAGATTTACCACTTGCAGTTGGTGAAAGTATCAACGCTCGTTCTGTTCTCAATGCATGAGCAAAAGCACCAAGCTGATAGTCGTAAGGTTTTATTTTATAATCTTTAGTAAAGGATTCTAATTGTGGTATAGATATATCGTGAACAGAATCTAGATTATCCTCTAAGAATAAATCATAGTCACGTTGTTCTGTAAATAGTTTTATGTGATGTATAAGTCCGCTATAGATAAGCTTTGTATTAATATTGAATAATCTAATCTTACCGTCCCAATAGCGATTGCGATATGCTGGCATAAATGATGCACCAGGAACATCAAATGTAAAGTAGTCACTTAATTCTCTGCATGTTGATTTTTCAGCATCAACTTGTATATAGACGGAGTTGTATCTTCTGACTCTGATTGAGTCTCTTCTACTACTCTCACTTCTGGATAGTCGTACTTCTTGTTCCATAATTCAGCATGATCTTTTTTAAATTTCGCTATTCTCAATTTTAGTCTAGATACTACTTCTTCTCTATCCTGTAATGAATCTATTCCAGTCGATTGCATTCTTTATCTGAAATCCTCTATTATTTATTTGTCGTAAAACCGCTTCTAAATATCCCACTTTTTCTTCTTGTACAGATACACGTAAACTTTGCTCTGTAAGAGCATCATCACTATCAATATATAAGTCAACTTCATTCTTTAACAATTTCTTATAGAACTGTTCTCTACCAAGTTCTTGCAATTCTTCTTGATCTAGTTCACCAAGGTAATACTCAAGCAAAACTCTACGTTTCTTTTTGAGTTCAGCTTTTGCAGAAAATAGTTTGATACGTTCTGCCATGAATATTTTTAGATACTTGTTGTGTAATACAGGTATATTAGAACTTTCAGTTGCTAATTCAGTTTCATCGATGGAACTATCTTTAGTCCACATCTCCATAATATCTTCTATTTTCATGTGTCCCTTTTACCATAACTATCATT